GAGCTTGATGACAAGCTCTTCCATGGTGAAATCTCTAGTATCACCGAAATTAAAATCACTTGGAATTCTACCCATCTGTTAATGCTCCAGGTGCACAATATATTCGCATCGAAGATAAACGTAATTGAACCGCCGGACTTGTTTGCTTCATGACGAATGTTATAAAATTCGCCTCTTGATCCACTGTCATTGAAATCCATTCAGTAGCTTGATTTGTAATAGAGGGCTGTAAAAGTGTGTCAGCTTTAAACGGCGTTGTCTGCTCATCTGCAAAAACATCCACTTTTAAACTTCCTCCATTCGTTGAGATAAGGAAGTCTACATGAGAAATATAGCAACGATATCCCTTATCACGGTATGGATTAAAGGGTATCGTTTCAGCGTAAAAAGAAATAGGCTTTGAAACATTCCCATTGCTTGTATACACATCAAATAAGGTGGAATCGACATCGATCTCAATGGAGGTTGGAGTTGCAGCGATCACATTATATAGATCTCCTAACATTTCGTTAGTTTCAGGATTAAAATTATTTATTTGAGCCATACCTTCCACGTTAGAAACAGTGACCAAATCACCTGCTTGGATTCCATTAGCAGATACAGTAATAGTAGTTGTAGCACCAGACGCAATAGCGGAAATGCTCGTATAATAATCGTCATAATCTTGGTTAAGTTCGTAAATGAAACCAAGGTCGTCACCAGCTAACGTTTTCTGTACAGACGATCCAAGACCAATACGATTCCAGATCTCTTCTGTAGTATCCCATTGAGCCCATGATTCATTACCAGTTGTTTCGTCTATATCATCCCAGGTTAAATTTAACCCTAAATCTGTTTGACCAAAAACACTGATACGCTGATCAAATATCGACCAAGTACCTTGCTCATAATTCCTTACAAGAACACTATTTTGCGTATTTGTATCCGTTTCAGATTCTTTGTAGGACCATAAAAATTGGTTATTTACCCTATCGAATCCACCGTATGTCAAGTTAAAATCTAACTGGTCTATCTCATCTGCCGTAAAATATGGAATCTTATCGTCAATGCGTAAATTGCTTCTTCCATCCGCCCCTAAAATACCGGTTTTTCCTATAGACCTAACCGTATCACTCCACGAAACCGCCGAAAACTTAGCATTTGTTCCTATGACACCAGGAACAGCTCTACCAAAATAGGGATTAAATGCATCTGTTGTTCTCTCTAGCGTATAGGCCATTCTATCGAAATTTAATACGATGATTTGTCCTAAAATTGTAGCGCCTGTAATGTTCTGGTATGTATCGGCCTGAAACAATCCTGAACCGGATACATTGAATTTATCGCCATTACCGGAGGTTGTCCGGATACCTGAATATAAAATACCTTGTTGATATTCAATGCCTGCAATGACGGGAATTATAAAATTTATCCTTTCATTAAACCATAAAACATATGTTGCCGAGGATAAAGCACCGCCCGGAGGAGCTGCATAATTTGCGTTATCAGCTACATTTGTAAAGTCTCGAACATCTGTACCATTGTAAAAAAAGATCGACGATCCAGCTGCATTTGCTGCAATACCATCCCCTACAAAAACAAATCTTGCTCCATTGGTCGCCGTTGGATATGAAAATCCTGAAATATACTGATCATTAGCGCCAATGGCGAAACCCGCATATGCTGCCATACTTCCAGCAAACGGAATCTGATTAAATACGCCTGTTCCAGTGTTATATTTATACAAAAAATTCATGTCAAAAGCTAAAAGCTCTTTCGTAGAATTCGGTAATGTATGCTCAAAAATACCCATGATTCTAGTATTTCCAGCTAAACGAGGAGCAAAATAACCAACCCCTTGCCTAGATTGAAGCACTTGCCGATACACAAAACCGTTTATAATATTCTGAAAGGCATCAGCAGGTTGTAAATAATTTACACCCGATCTAGAAATGCCTGTCTGAAATCCAGGAGTTTGAGCTGTAGATATCTCAAAAACATCCATTACAACGACCGATAGGTAATGATATAATTCCACGTCACAGAGCCGGCCGTTGCTCTCCTAGCCCTTATATTCAAACCTGAAGCGCTTGTACCATTACCAAGTTTTAATGCAATGCTTGCAGTATTTAACTCATTCGGCCAATCCACAACAGACCATGACTCTACCGTTGCCCCATTGCTCCTAAAAAATCCTGTAACAACACTATATTGACCTAATGCAGTTGTATACATAAATATTTCACCGTATACGTTTGCTGGAACAGCTACAATATTTGTATAAGATGAATCGGATGGGATAGCTATAGTTCCCCTTAAAACAGCCGGGGTTATCTGCCACACAGCAACCGTATTTCTATGGAACCATTGTACTGTTCCGGATGTCGTTTTTAAATATTGCACGCCATCCATCCCGGTACCGATCACAGGATCAGTAGCAATCCCGCCCACAGTAAAAGCAGGACTTTGCATGAATCTATGACGACCGTCTTCGTTTGCTCCAACATTCCAGAAATGATCTCGAGTTGTAACAGCATTTGTACCGATTATACTATTGCCCATAGTGACTTCGATATAGGTCGTGTTATCTTGTCCTATAGTCTTATTTGACTTAACAGATACAGAACCTAAAGGAAATGTTGAATTCCAAACCATGACTATTTAACCTTTTTTTGTCCGTGCACTAATTTTCCAGGCTTTTTTTCGCCTTGAACGCGCGGTTTATTTGAAAAACCTTCATCTTTTTGTGACTTTTTCAAAAGAACTTCTATACCAGCAGTTTTCATGCTTTTATCTTCTTTCTTACGTGTCTTTTTATCGTAAACTTCATCGACAGCAACGAATTTACTACCTTTAACTGCTTTGCCTTTAGCCATTATTTCTTACCTTTTTTTGTACTCTTAGGTTTGTAACCTGATTTTGCAGCAACATTTAACGCAATGGCTACAGCTTGTTTTTGTGGACGTTTTCCAATTTTCATTTCAGTTTCGATATTTTGTCTAATATCTTTTTGACTTTTTCCTTTAACTAAAGGCATTTTTTACTCCTAAAATCTTGGTAATGCTCTCGCTAATTTTATCTGATTATGCGTATGTGTTAACTGTAACTTTCTTTCACTCTTAAAACTTGCTTCTATCATCGATCTTGCCGAAGCTTCATAACGATAGTCTCTAACATAGTTTACCGCTGCACCGTACGCTAAATACCGTAACCAGTAATCAAACTGTATCGGTTGATCTGCATCCGGATAATCATTATTCTTCTTATATCCATAAATCTTAACTAGATACGAAGTATTAGGTATCGTTCTAAAGGTGAACTCATGCCCGTAATATAACATCATTGTTGGATAACCAGGAATTAGGATCTCATCGTTATTGATACCCCAAATTGCAAAAAATTCACCAGGATCTTGGAAAATCGGAAGTTGGTTCCATGACACCGAATTATCTACAGGATCCAATAGTGAGATATATGCATTTTGCGAAATATTCATAAAATCCGCATCGGCACCTACGTCATTAAATGTATAAACACCGGTAGTATTCGATTGGTCTATAGTAAAACTCAACGTTCCAAAACTTTCAAAAATCTTAATGTCATTTGGCATTGAAAGACTCACAAAATCATTCAGATATCGCAATAATGTATCATCACTAGAATCAGGATCGTTTTCGTTTCTTCTTCCAATAATAACACGAACCAAATCTAAAACATCTTGTACAAATCTTTCACCCATTGCCATTTTACGCCTCTTGGTACACTGTATTTATAGAAAATCTATTTTTCATACCAGTTTTTCTAGTTTCTTTCGATCCATCAGATAATGTAACCCAACTCCATACTGGATATCCTTTCTCGCTTAGATAATGCACGATGCACTCTGGTACGTCATATTCATGACCTGGATTCAGTTTTTCGTCGTAGTGAATCAAATGATTACTGACAAAAACAGGAATTGGGTTTGTAGATTGGTCGTTATTACTAAATTTAATTCTTTGCTTTGGGTGTAGTTCTATAGGACATTGCTTGATCGGATAACGACAAACACGCAATTTTTTATTCAACTTGCGAGCTTCTTCATTATACATTCTATAGTCTCGTAGAGTCTCTAGAGGCATTTCATCAATCGGTAACTTTTCAGATTCAATCTGATTAATAGATGATGTCATCATATCGCCTTGCGATCTATTAGCTACATGGTCGTGTTTTTTCATCAAATTGACGGTGTATATACCTCGTCCTTTAGGGCCACGAGGAAACACCGCTCCTATATTAAAATTGTTAAAAAGTGGGGGATTTCTCCCCCTTAGCGGTTACCCGCAATCTCCACTCGGCTTACGCCTAATGGGTAATGTTCCTCTCGCCAATGTTATGGAGCGGTTTTGTGTTAGTAGCACTTGCTTAACCCTTACACATGTTTAACCACTAACCGCAGAGCTTGGAACTGAGGCGGCATTCCAAGGTGCCTATATATTCGCTCCTAACGTAGCTCTAAGTTTCCCTAGAACTGAGGCTGGTCAACTCGGCTTTTGCAAGCCTCCTCCTTTAGGGAATGGGTGATTGACTAACTATCTCCATAATAATAAAATTCTGTTTCTACTAAATTACAATAACCGCCTGAAACATAAGGGGTAAAATTGGTTGAATCTACGTCTATATGTGTAACGGGATGTTTCAGATAAAATGTTGTATCACCGGTTAACACTATTTGCCATCTATAATTATTTAAAGGATCCTCTCCTCGTGGTACAGGCATTGCACCGTTTAAATCAGTGAGACGAACGAAGTTTCCTGTAACATAACCAGGATTAACGTCAATTTCAACAACACAGGGCAAAGCGTTCGTTATTGAAACTATGTTCGATCGGCGTGGTATCTGTCCTATGTCTGGCATTTCTTATCCGTTGGACGCGAGAAAACTCGCTCATTTATGGGCGAGATGAAGCGCGCCTCTTGTATTTAATTCGTTTTCCATAATATACTACCTCTCTTGTCAGGCAAGCAAGGCCTAGTTGCCTTAAAAACCTTAAGTTAATTGGCCCTCGGATTAGATGGCTTGGGAGTAATCCCTAGAAGCCTTCGCATTTATGCGAGGGAGTAATCACGTTCCTCTACATGACATTGCTTGCAAAGCCAAATTACATCAAGTGGTTTTGAATAATCTGGGTGGTGGCCCTCTGGTTTACATTCTTTACTGCATTTAATGCATTGGCCTGGTCTTTGTATCGTTCCGTTTTTCACTGAGTAATGTACCAATTTTCTTGCTTTACCTTCTAACGTCTTATGTATCTGTCTAGAAGCAGACCATGCTTTAAGCCATTGCTTGTAGCTGTCTTTTGCTTTTGTGCGAATATTATATTCTTTAATTTTATCGGGTATTTTTTTAAGGTATTCTTTATGTCTAGCATTAACTTTTTCTTTGTGTTTCTGATAATACTTTCTTCTACCCTCTTTTACTTTGTCTGGGTTATTCTCTCTCCACTTTTTTGTGGTTTCTAATACTTGCTCTTTATTGTTTTCTTTCCATTCTTTATTTATCGCAATAAATTTTTCTCTATTCTTTTTCCAATAGCCTTTACGATCGCATTTTTCTAATGATGCCTTTCGTTTTTCTGGGTTTTTTTTTACCCATTCTCTAGCTACTTCATTTCTACACTTTTTGCATTTTGTATTGTATCCATCTTTACTTTTTTTGAGTTTTGAAAACTCTTGTAATTTTTTTTCTATCCCACATCCCATACATATTTTCATAGACTATACCTCTGGTTAAAGAGATATAGTCTAAATGAATGTGATTGAAAGTCAATCGCTATCAGGCAAGATCACCTAAATCGGTCACATTTCCATATTTTATAACCTCTATGAGAAATACGTCATTGTCCGATTGCATTATATCAGAACCGGCTGTCAGCTGGTAAACAATAGGCAAGTACTCGTACGGATTTGGGCTGTACGGACTAGTGTTACTGTAAGGAGATACTTGAGGGTTATTTAAAGAAATAACATGAGTCTCAAGTGTGATACGTCCACCGCTTACATAAGCTGTATAAGCTGACGAGTCGATAGGCTCACCAGTAATAACATCCTTCAACGAGAATGTTGTAGGACCTAGAACAACGATTCTATACCTGTTGTTGTCCAATTGAGCCATACCGTTATTAACAACACCAGTGTCACCAAAGTTAGTGAATCTTACGATCTGGTTTGTTTGGAATGTAAACGTTGAATGTGTCACAACGCACGGATCAGCAGCAGTAACTGCACTAACTGTAGCGTGTGAAGTTGACTGTCCACCGGCTGTATCAGCGACAGTAAAGCCGTTGGTTGCTGCATCTTTAAAGTTAAATGAAGCACCGGCAGAACTATCAATTACAGTCTCTTGGAATGCATGAGCTGTTGTCGTCTGTCCTCTAAACCAAACGGAAATAGGATCGCCACCAGCGGTAGCAGTCCACTTCGTTAGGTTATAAAATGTTACCTTGTCCGGCTGAAAGTTGAACGAAAATGTATGGGCTGCACCAGCAGAGATAAACTTAAAAGCCTCTGTGCAAGTTTGACCAAAAAATAGATCTGACATAATTATGTCTCCTTAATCTTAAGCTTTAGTTGAAAGCAGGGTTACGATATGCGAATCATCAAGGATTGCAGCATTAAACCAAGCTGAAAAACCCATAGATTGAAAACGGTTTAAATAATCGTTAAAACCAAGAGGCTTCAAAATCATTTCTGTAGATACGTCGTCTAAACCAACATATCCGTAAGCATTAGCTCCAACGAAAGTATTGTTGTAAACGGGTGGATTTGCTGTTGACACTTGAACTAGGGTAGATGTTACCCATCTCGCTTCATCAGTTGCACCAAATTCAGCTTGCAAAACTGCTTCTTGAGATCCGTACTGTGAAGTTGAAACAAAAGAGTCAAGATTTCTGATATCAGGCTTAAGATTAACGTGAGCAGTAACCCAGAATCCGGCTTCGACTGGACCTGTACCGAAACGTGAAGTTCCTTCGATGGTAGGAGTCATTTTCTCTGTATCATTATCATCTAGATATTGAATAGCGCGGTTAACATCAGTTTGTGTTAGCTCTGTGATTGCATTACCATTGATACCGTTTAAACAGGCGATTTGTGGAACTGAGGCGTTCCAAACATCCCTTGTAACCTTATCTAGCATAGTGTGCATGCACTGGGATAAGTTATCAGCTGTTTCAGAAGCGGTATCGTCTTCAACAACTAAAAGAACTTTACGACCTAACAAAACAACTTTTCCAAATTCTTGGATAGTTACGTTGATGTCGAATTTCTGTACTTGTTCAGGTGCTGGATCAGCGTCTTGAGACAAAACAACTGGATCAGAATTTAAATTCTCTTGGCGTCTGAATGCCATGGTGTCGGTGTTTTTTTGAGGTAGAGTAAACGCTCTCCCAAAAAGATTATGTACACAGCGAGGTTTTGATCTCTGTAGAAGTGCACGATGTGCCCATCTATCAGCCATCGATCCATAGCCGGATGTTGTGGTTACTGACATAGTTTCCTATGCCTACCTGCTTCTTTTTTGCGCTGCCTTCCAGTCTGAAAATTCTTTATCTGACATCTTCATAACGTCGACACTAGCATTCATTGCAGCTGCCTTTGGCATTCCACCAGGAGAATTTGGAGACTCTTTTCTAGGGGGTGCCGCTTGCTTAACTTGTTGTTGCTGCCTTGGCGTTAGTGCTTCCATTAATGTGTATGCCTCTTCATATCTATTTCCAGCCTGATTGATCGCAGAGGCTAGGTTAGGTCTTTGTTTTAAAAAGTTAGGTAAAAAATCATTTATCTTTTCATATTTTTCTGGGTTCTGCCTAATCCATAATCTTTCTTCAATTTCGCGGATTGCTTCATCCCTAGACACATGTAAATCTTCTTTAGTAGCCGATTCATAACGAGAATTATCTTCTTCAATAGGTGATTGTGCAGGCTGTGCATACTTTTGCTTCATCCATTGATTTTCAAGCTCTAGCTCCTTTCTCTTTAATCTCTCTTTTTGGAGAGCAGATAGGGGAACCATCGTTTTATCATGCTTATCATGATCGTTATTTTCTTGAGCCTGTTGATCTGCAACAATTGCTTGATCTAAAACTTGCTCAATTTGTTCGACTTCTTGAGGCTCTACGGCTTCCTCGTTCATATATTGTCTCCGTTATTTATAGCGTGAAAAAGCCTTTCACGATGGCATAGCACCCTTTGCTTGCAGGTAGGCGACACCTGATGTATTAAATTCTACCGCTATTTTTATATTCTTTTTACTCGTCATCCATAACAACTCACATATTCCTTTTTGGTTTGAAATCCAAAAACAAAATTGATTTGTTATAAATGGAGGTAATTTAAATGTTATGACAGGCTGACTAATCATAAATTTTGATGAGTCACGATTGTCAAATTTTGCGTGCAATGATAAATAGTATGTTTCTCTAATGTGTTGATTAGCGTTAACAACATCATTAAGTAAATCATCCATGACCTTTTTCAATGAAACCTTCTCATCAACAAAATGACTAGGAAGAATTAACTTTGAAACTGGATCCTGTACCATTGCAGTCATATTACATTCCGCTCATTCCGCGAAGTGAATCTTGTTGTTTTTGTGCCTTTTGCAATAACTTATTTGCTAGTGCTTGGTCAGCATTCATTCCAGGACCGCATTCAGGTTTTACTCTGCTTGCTGCGCTCATTGGATTCTTCTTGTAAGAACACATGCCGCTTCCTGACTGTAGAAGGCCTTTCTTCCCGCTACCACTTGATTTATCGTAAGCCATACTTACTCCTTTGTTTTTCAATAGGATGTTACCCACCCTGATTAATATCACTCATAATAGACTGTTGGTCTTGCTGAATCTGCATGTTTTCTTGTCTCTGAATATTCTCTTCAGAACCTTGCGTTTCAGCGTTAATCGCATCTGCTTGGTGATTGACTTGAGATTTTTGCAACTCTCTTCCAGCAGCTTCTTGTCTCTCCATCTCATTAACTAATGCTAATACCTTTATCAGGCGATCTTCATTCATCTTAGCTATTTCTGTGATGGCTCTAGCTCTATCTAATGCAGCCTGTGCAATATTTTGCTGTGCCTCTGATTCGCGCTCATCTTTAAGAGATAGATTGCTAACTACTCTAGATCTTCTCTCTTGAGCAAGTCCTAGGTCAGCCTCTTTCTTAGCGTTCAGACTTTCAATCTGCATTTTCCTAATTTCATCATCTTGAGCAGATTTTGCAGCAAGCATTTCATCTTGTTTTTCCATTGCTTCCTCAAGATCGCTCAGACCTGCCATTGCAAGAGAACGGATAATTTCAGCTTGAGGCACGTCAACAATGCCATCTCTTTTAAGGTTAACGAGTTCGTAGTAGTACGCATCTTTTTGAGATTTAGAACGAACGCCTTCCTTGATCACCGCATCGTATTGCTCGAATTCTTTGTCGTAAAATTGATCGGTTGGAGTTTCTGCTAAAATCCTCTCCACTTTGCCGGGAGGATAATGCTCTTGAATGGATTTTAGAACCAACCCGCCTAAAATCTGTTGTGCAGTCTCAACGTTATCGAACATTTTGCGGTTACCGCGTAGCCCTTGAGCGATACGCACTTCGGCAAGTTTTCCAGATATTTGAGTATTTCCACCTTGATCGATTCCAAGCGCACTCTCTGTAACATTTGATAGCGTTAACGTTAACTGATCTAATACCTGTTGGTATTGTATAAGTGCAGGGTTCGCTCCACCGCCGGTTAACTGCTGTACTGAATTGAGTCCTTCAGGAGCATTTTCAGGATCTACGCCAATGATCTTATTTTGACCGGATTGCTGTAAATCTTGCGGATCGGGAACAGATCCAATTAGATATTTAAATCCTGTAGAGATGTCAGAATCCATCATATCTACGATTTTCATATGGCGTTTGTTAAATTGACGCTGGGCACTCCAATTGCATGAAGCTATGCCCTGTATACGTTGCGATGGCATCCAGATCGAAGGCTCTAGATAACATATTAGAGGAACAAACGGGAACGTCTGGTTGATTCCTGTCTTGTCTTCTCCACAGTATACATGTTGACCGTTTAGCAAAATGTTAAGCTCAACAAATCCGCGCTCTACAGATCTAATCTCAACGTCTGGAACCTCGTCAGGGTTAATATCTAATATTTCCGCGTCGTCTTTCATGCGTTTTAGTCGATTCAAACCGAACTTGAGCTTTTTGATCTCTTCATTTGGCAAATCTGTGATGTCTCTATAATACGAGCTCTTTATATCGACTAAAAATTGACGTGTTTTAGTGATACGCTTATAATACTGATCGTATGCCACAAGATTTCTGTTTCTTGAGAATGTCGTGAACTGAGGATGATACGTTAAAAATTTGTCATCTCTAAATCCGTAGGGGAGATCGTCAATTTCTGTAGGATCGATGAATGGAAGCAACTGCTTGATGTATTCTTTTCCGAACAGATCTCTAGTGATAGCAAATGAAGAGTCTGATAAATCTATGGATTCGAATGTTGGGTCAAGGAAAAATGAATTATATACTCTTTTAAAGAATTTAACATCACCATTTACAAAATCTTTAGAATAATCCATGTGCACACCGCACAAAGAAATACCGCTTTTAAACGCCTCGTCTGCTGCATCTAAAAATGTCGGGTAGCCTAACCCCTTATCCCAAATATAATACGAAAGTTTGGTGAATTGATCAGCGGTCTTTTGGTCGGAACCTTCAACCGGTGAATAGATAATCTGATTAATATTATCGCGCAAATATCCAGAAAAAAACTGGAGCGGTCTACGCATAATGTTAAGCTCGAGAGGCTCACGGCCCTCTTTGATCAAAGATTTTCTCTCGTCATCACTCCATGTATATCCAGACGACGCGAGCGTGTAGACTTGCGCATCTTTGATAAATGGCGCCCAATAATCATGAGCGTATCGATAGGATTCTTGAAATTCTCCGCGAATTTCGTTGTTCGTGTACATCTGGCTTTACAATAGAACATTAAAATTTAAACTCAAAGAAATTTAAGTTAAAAAGTTCTACGATATCGACTGTCAACAACTTTTTTATGTTTATCTAGAGCGCCCGATAATGACGAGACGGATTCTAAGTGCGCAACCGCTTGTACGGTATATTGAAATGCATCGGCATAATTTGAAGCGATATTGTGCTCTGGATCCTCAAGATATCGCCCCTGTTGCTCGCTCCATTTTTTGCGATATTTTAACAGCTGATCTATAAACGGCTTAACCTTAGACGCATTGAACACGCAACGATCTAGCATAATATTTGCATGCGAAATCGATAACTGTTTATCCATGCGTTTTAATACGTGAAATTTGGTGTTCGTTGCAGAAAATAAACGCCTAAAATCTCTCTCGTATGTATTCGACGTGTCCAAAATATCGCGTTTTCTAGCATCATGCGGCAGGAAAATCGTGTGATACTGATAGGGTTTGTCCTGTAAAAGAAATTTTGCATAGAAATCGATGCCTTTATTTTTGTCCTCGTAGTAATCGATAATGCGTATTTCACCATGTAATATTTGGAAAAATATGATCACTGTGAGATCGTTTACACCGATGTCCATCGCTAGGTAGACTGGAAATAGAGCGTCAAACAGAGGTGTATACAAACACCGGCTTTGCAAATATGCGTTGCTAATAGACTCTGCAAAATAGTACGCGTCTGATGATGATAAAAACGACTCTGAAACAGTAGACGGGAATTCCTGTTTGATTTTATCGCCCAAAATTCTCGACTGAACAGCATACCAATTACGTTGAAATTGCGATATTTTCCTACCTGATTCCCGCTCAATTCTATTGAAATAATCAGTTAACGAAACGTCGTAAACAACTTTTTCCTCTAAAATATACGACGGCTCATCCAACCATGGATAGAAAAATAGATGGTATTCCAGTTGTGATATATTCTCGTTGCCCCGTCTATTCGCCTCCACGACCATCTCAGCAAAAAAACCGTCTGATCCCTCACCCGTGCTCTCTATTATAATCGTTCCGTCTCTAGAAACAGATTGCAACGTTCCAGTCACAACCTCCTCAGCTTTTTGCGGATTTCGAGCACATGTTTTACCAAATTCTGATATTAACACGAGAGGATACGAACCACCCCTCAGAGTTGTGTCAACGCGCAAAGAGCTTCCGTTATTAAATGTAATCTCTCTAGCCGATCTTTGAGTGATTCCTATGAGTGGCTTTAATTGAGACGGAAACGTATCAATTGCATGGCCGATGATTCGCTTGAAAATATGCTGTGCGTGCTCTAACGAGTATGAAACAATTCCAGCTGCAACGTTTTCATTAAATAGAGCCTCGTCTAATAGATAGAGCACTGCAAATGTTGACATTCCCAGTTGGCGGGCTTTTAAAATAAGATTACGGTTATGGATGTTATTTAAAACATCCATTTGAACATTATTAAGCTTGAACGGAATAGAATTCGAATTTCTATCTATAATTCTATAGAGATTATTCAGTCTCCACGATTTACTAGTGACCGTCATGTTGCATTATTTCGTTTTTCTCACAACTATTTTTTAAATCGCTTAGATTTGAAACAGCCTCTTTTTCGTCTGCTTTTTTATCCCAACCATATTTATTTCTCATGACCATTTGTAGAGAAGCGGTGTTGGAAACCCCTCCATCTGAACCAGTAGCAGCATTTTCAGTTATTTGTTCCCATTTTTGAAAACCTTTAGTTTCTGAAATTTTTCTTTTTATGGGCGGGAACTCATCCTCGTTTTTAAGGTATGTTTCGAACGTTTCCCATGTACAAGAATATTTTTTATCTTCATAGTACCAGGACTTTCTAGATTTACCTAAAGCGAGATGATCGCAATAACTTTTATATGCTAATTGTCTGACTGCAGGATCGGGTAATGCTAACCCATATTGATTACCTTTAGGAGCTGCCATTTTACACACTCATTGATATTTTAATTGTTACGTCGTCTGGTTGACCTAAAAAGTCTTTTTTAGCATCGTCAATACATTCTTTTATAAATGTATCATTTGTATCTATTGAATAGATATTGTAGCACATGAATTTTTTGCGGTATGTGCGTTCTGCATCTTTCAGTATAACCGTTAGCTCGCTCATGTCGCCTCAATTTTTATGTATACCTCTTTATGCCAAATGTTTATTTATTTTCCTAGTGCGATTATTTTTATGAGTTGAGAGAAAAATTTACACTCTTTACTGTATTGGGTTTAATATTAAAAATTAGGATAACGAAATGAATGCAGAATTAGCGATATGTTTGATGAAATATTTTATAAACATATTAGGAATGTTGCAACTTGCAAACGCTATTTACACATTTTTAGTATATTTTCCGGATAAATTTAAAAAAAGGAAGCGTTTTTCATGTATAATGCATTTGTTAGGACTAATGTTTTGTTCCTATGTTTTTTGGCAATGTTTTCGCATTACAATACTGTAGAAGCTGGAGACTATAGAGATTTGAATGAAATAGAATCTCATCAAATAATTTCATTTGTTGAAAAAATGGTTGCAGACGCTGAACAATCTGAAAACCCGTGGCAACAGCTATTTCAAATTCTCGATATGTTCGAGGAGATTGGTATTGATTTAAAAGATCACCCTGAAATTTTCGAATTTGTATTTAACACAATGTCTGAAAATGGCATTGAAATGACAAAAGATCAGTTTGAAGATTTCAAACAATACATTCGAGAACGACACATGATTTCTACATTCATGCATAGACAGGCTTTCGAGCCTGTTTATCCATCTAAAAAACAGCCGGACTTTCGAATAAATACTGTTTTGGGGTGTGTGCAGATTTTCGGTGGTGTGCTTTTAGCTATTATTCCCATTCCTGTCGTTTCCAGTGTGGGTGTTGGAATGATTGTATCTGGTGTGGGTGTCATGCTATATGATGTTAGTGACCAGTATAAGGAACAAAAGTCCAATGCAACAGCTATTACATATCAACTACTGCAAGAACACTCTTGTCTTTTAGAAAAAGCTCGAAATATGCAACCAAGAAAAAAAATGCTTTGAAAATATGCTAAAGGGTATACGTTAAAAGCATAATTTCATTAAACGCGAATCCTTTTTAGTCCACTCATCCGAGTGGGCTTTTTTCATGTAATACAGTTAAAAGGACCCTTCGCCCATTCTTTTTCTTTATAAATTTTGTGATTTCCGTAGTCCCAGGATGATCCTGTCCACCAACCTGTTTGTATTTTTCCATTAACGTCTTTAATCCTAACAAGATCGAATGGAAACGGCTTTTTTTTGTTAACATCTATCCACGTAGTCATATTTTCACCTATATTTTTTGTAGACTATAATGACTAAAAATTTTAAATTAAACATAACACAGCATGTGTTGAACAGATTTTTTTATTTATCCCACTTTGAAAAGTGGGATTTTTGTTTCCTAAAAATATCTTAAAACATATTCTGAGTGAAATATCGAGTTTTTATCCTAATTCTCGATTTGTAAATAGATTTTTTCATTATTTTAATTTGTTAAGTTAATTTAGGCTGACTGAAAAGTCGGCCTTTTTTGTGCGGAAATTTGAACTGGCTAGATAACCCTTTAATTGAACCTAAAAAAAATTTAACTTATATCTGCTTCCGATGCGCTGAAAATTTAGGTGCAAAATGGCAAGTGAATCATAAAATCGTGTGGTATTTGAATAATTGCGACAGATGTAATCGAATGATTGGCGTGGCAAATATAAAATCGTGGGGATGGGAAAGAACGCCCTCTAATTGCGATTAAATATCATTTTTTGGCGGATCTTTTTCATTTTTTTTACGTAGATGAAACCAACCAAAACTATTGTTTTGTTTTTTCAGTTTTCGACCAACGATCCAGTTTTCATTTGATTGAGCTATTTTTTTAAGCCTCTCTTCATTAGATTGTTTACGGTTAGAAACTCTGCGCATTTAGCAATCTTTGTTTATTTTTTTCTTTGCCTTTAGGCGAGGGAGTAGTGTGTTGTCGGTATCACTAAAATGCATATATGAATCAGATTTAGAAAAACCAGATGCTTGAAGGTTTTCCAATGGAGAATTTAGATCTCCTCCGAAAATATATGTAAACTTTGTCTTTTGCATAACTTCGACTCTGATTTGAGGATCAGGATCTTTAATCAATCCTTTTAATCTTTCTTTTGCGATATTGGCAACTTTTTCAATTACAGGATGATCTTTTTCAGGGAACCGATGAACGATTATTGCTCCTGATACTACCGTTAAAGATCCATAATAAGCCTTAATTTCTATTTTCATGTAAAACACCGTTTTTCTTTGTAAATCGCTTTGATCGAATGTGGTTTTAATGCTTCGTCGTTTTTTTGATGTCCTAACATATATGCATGGTGAAAAATAAATGCTCCAGCCAGCAATATGCAGATTGCAGCTACAAAAAACAAAAATAGATGAATATCTGTACGTTCGCTTTTATCCATTTTTTCCTTATTTTTCTGTTCTCTCTTTATCGACATCTGCGAGTTCTTTCTGTTTTTCAGCACGTTGCCAAAATCCCGGAGCAACACGCTTAACTTTTTTTAATAGATCAGCATGATTATGCGCAAGTCTCGATAAAAGAAATGCAGTCCGTGCAATGCGTACATTTCTAACATCTTGCTCACCAACGATATCGCGTACCCAATCATTCTCATCCGTAACATCGTATAACTTTAATATCTCTGATGTGTCGTAAAAAAATGAAATTAACTGATCGCATTTATATATGCCAATGATTTTTTCAATGTCTGAATTTAAGTCACTCAATTTAAAATAAGTCCTTTAAGTATTGCTGCATTTTTTGAAATCCCATCTGACTTAATGACTTTGAGTGTCTCGTTAGGGTAATATTTAGCAAAACGTTTGATTTTTGTAGCTGATTTGGCGTCCATGTATCCCTTGATTTCGACAAAAAAGTGTTTGTCGTCAAGTCGTATAACTTTGAAGTCCGGTTTGTAGCTTCTGACACCGCGTTTTATCTCCAAGAACCAAAATGTTTCGGGTTCATATTCGTAATCTTTTATTTCATTATGCTCTTTTAGGTATTGTAAATACATAGCAAAACGCTTCTCTGCTAAAGACTTAGTGTAAAAACGTTTACCACCAAGTTCAACCCAGGAGGCTTTAGAAATGTGTTTCATGCAGGAAACTCAAAATCAAAACAATCTTTTAAGAATTTTTTAACTTCAAACCAGGTCATTTTTTGAGCGAAACAATCTTTAGTCCACATTATTTGAGTAGCTGTAGATGCTACCCATTCATCCTCTTCTCCACACCAAGCTTCGCCATAGGAATTAAACACAATCCATTTGCTTTTTCCTATGTATTCCAGTCTAAAATTCATTTTTGCTCCTGTCTAGCCACTTCAATTGTTAGCATTTGTTCTTTTCAATTTTGTTACACTCAAAAAAATCTATTGCATCTACAACTACCGCTTTTAGCAATCCGATCTCGATGCAAGCTCTCTCAACTCGTCTATCTGAGAAATGCTCTATAATTGAAGCAATCGTTTCGTCGACTAGAACTAAAGTTTCGTACAAAAACTGTTCCTCATTTAAATCGTCGTGGCTGCACGATTTTTCTTTATTGGTACTTTGTGTCATTTGATCATCCTTTCGTTGATCCTTGACCATTTCTGGGGGCTTATCGCTTAAGTCGCGATATAATTCGTATTGCCGTTGAAGAAACGAGCAGTATTTTTCAGCATCGTCTTCTATTTTTTTGCATAGAATTGAAAGTTGTTTGTTATGTTCTGTCATTTTCTATCTTTTGTGTTTAATAAAGTTGTCTAATATTTCCGTAAATGTATCCGGTGGCAAATTTAACGCTATTGAATCATTATTTATTTTGACGATTGTTTTCATTACAAAAATTTCATCATTTGAAAGATTGTGCTGCAACTTAACAAACTGAGCATAGAGCAAGTTTTGATATTTATTTTTGTCCTTTAAAGCATAATCTTTATTTATAAAATCTTGAAGCATACACTCGTAACTTTTTTTAGGATGCATTCCTAAGCTTAACATTACATTAAAATATACTATATTAGCCTTGAGTCGTTCTTTAGCTTGATCATTGTACTTAGAAAATGCACGGCGTGTTCTCGTTGAAAGTTTAGATCCATCTGGAAAAATCCCTTCATCCAAATTGAAAACGGTAATCTCATTGAGATCTGAAAACGATAAATCAGGATCCTTTGGAAGTTGATCGCATATATTATCGTTCTTTATATCCTTATCAGGATATCGATATTCAGTATTGGTATACTCAGTATTAGTAGTAGCGGATTTTCCGCCACGGAAAACCCGCTTCGGTACTTTTTTCTTTAATTCTGGTTTTTTAGTAATTTTTTCAACTTCATTTTTATTAGAAATTTCTTCAATCAGAGGCTCTTCATAAATTGTCCATTCGATTTTTTTAAACTTTCCGTCTTCGCCTCTTTCTTGTTTCGTTCGTCGTAAATAACCGCATTTCTCTAACTCCTTAAGACCTGCCTCAAAACTATCTTTACCTTCAATTGATTGATTTATGAAAAATGCTTTATTAAAACTCCAATCGGATGGCCTACTTAACAAATGACTCATTATGCCTTTTGCTTTGTACGACATGCGATTATCGTCAAGAATATCGTTGCTTACCGGAGTATAATTTTTTCTTATAACTTTTCTTAGAATCGTATCGTCGGACATTTTGTTTCCTTTTTTAAGAAACTGCCTATCGCGAAAAAGAAGGGATCTGTTATATTAGAGATCCGGAACAAACTAAACATCTTTAGTTTGCTCCCTATTCGAAATTGCTTGAGACGGTTTCGGGTTAATGTAAGGTAAGTATTGACCCTTTCTACAGAATCATGATACTTACCTTTTAAGATAAAGTGCATAATAGACCCACTCGGATTTATTTTCCAAGTGGGTTTATATTTTTAGACACTTTTCAGAGTGTTTTTTTTCTTACACACTTGTTTTATTTTTAACAAATTTAGACGTCGTTCTTGCTTTCAAAACGTCAACTGCTTCTTGCACAACTTGTTCAGCAACTTGAGGCTTACCGTCAGGATATTTCTGTATAAATTCGACACCCTTTTTTTGCAGCTCGTCTGAAAATTGTTTTCTTTTCTCTAAATCATCTATGTAAATTAAAGGAAAAAATATAGGCATGCCAGTCTCTTTTTGAAAATCTTTGCGCTGCGGTACACAAAATGTTATTTTTTTTCCTTTTTTTATTACCAAAACTCCCAACAATTTCATTTTCCACTCAGTAAATTGAATTGCTAACGTTCCTATAATTTGAGAGTGAGGTTTTATTATCTCATTTGGATAAAAATTTAAAACTTCGATCATTTTTCGCTCCTATTTTTTATTTTATTTTTCCATATTTTTAAAATGGTTCTTCTTCATTAAACATATTTTCTTCTTGCTTAATCGTTTTCTTAGGCTGCATCAATGCAACAGCTTCAATAACAGCTCTACTAAACGCATCCTGTTTTGCACGATCTCTAAAACGACTTACAGACGAATATTTTTTTTCGCCATCTTTGTTTACATATTCTTTTTGCGGCATAGAAACCCATTTCCTGCCATCTTTTTCAAAGATCGTGCATCCATGTATTTCTAATCCAAATGTTGAAATATATACGTCAACAAATCCAATCAAAGGACTATTTGACTTAGTTTCTCTGTAATTAATAATTTCAATAGTCATTTTTTACCTATATTTTTAGATTTTGTTACATCTATTTCTCCGTTCGTCAGTTCTCTAATTTTAAAAGCAACTCGTTTGCTAAAAGGTTTACTTCCTGTCAAACATGAAGAAAAATATACTTTGTTTACTCCGATCTTATCAGCAAACTCTTTGACTAATAAGTTGTTGCGATAAATATACTCTCTAAGACTCAAATGATCCATGTTTTTACCTACATTTTTTTTATAATAACAATATATCATGAACATATATTTTGACGAATATTTATTTTGTGTTGAAGGTCTTGTTTAATTTTGTTATACTTTGTACAACAAAGGAGAAAAATAATGAGGTATGCAGAACGTAGAACAGAAGACAATATCGACGGATACGGATATTACGATTATCTTTACGAACAATCTTTTGAGATATTAGTAGATGAGCTGGGAAGAGATCCTACCGAATTAGAGCTAGCACGTCATATTGCAGCTACTATAGAAGAAGCGCAATTAAGCAGGATGGAGGGTTAAAATGGACTGGATTCAAGCTATAACTATTATAGGAGTGTTAGGCGGGTTTATGTTGTATCAATTCAACAGACTTGATAACGACATCAAATCAGCAAACGACAGACAAGATGCACAAATGGCTAGGATCGATCAACTGTATTCTATGTTCGTAGATTTGTTGAAAAAGGGTAAAAAATGATTGAGCTATTGGCAACTCTTGCAACCATTGCAGGATTGTTTATCTGGAATCGATCAGAATCCAGAAATGATATCCGGCATATGGATAACAAATTAGAGGCTATTAGAGAACTTTCTAGAGAAATTCATTTAGAGATGAAGGATTTTCATAACAGGTTAATAGATATTGAAAGGAGAAAAAATCATGACAAATGATCTTGTAAAGCCAGAAAAACCACATTGGGATGAAAAACAAATGTCTATCATCAGATCCACAATATGCAAAAATTGCTCAGACGATGAGATCGCTTTATTTAGCTATATCTGCCAGAGAACTGGATTAGATCCATTTGCAAGACAGATCTACGCTGTAAAGCGAGGGAGTGCAATGACTATACAAACCGGAATTGATGGATTCAGGTTAATTGCAGAGCGTACGAATAATTATGCTCCAGGCAAAGAACCTGATTATGAATACGATAAACATGGAAAGATCTTAAAAGCTACTGCATATGTTAAAAAGCTGACTCCAGATGGTACATGGCATGACGTGTCTGCTTCAGCTTATTGGGCTGAGTATGCGCAAGAATATAATGGAAAACCTTCCACATTTTGGGGAAAGCTTCCTCATTTAATGATCGGAAAGTGTGCCGAAAGCTTAGCTTTACGTAAGGCTTTCCCCGCTGATTTAAGTGGTATTTACACAGAAGACGAAATGGCTCAAGCTGATAAATCTATCGATGTAAAGCCGATTGACAACGTTGCACAACCAGAAAAAAGTGCAACCGTTACACAACATAAATCAGAAAATGACGAAGAAATATTTAAAGATCATTGCAAAAAAGTCGAAGAACTTTTAAAACTAGTTGAGCAATGTCCAGAAGAAAGAAGGACTAATTTTTACGCTATTATAGACAAAAAAGGATGGACCCATCCATCTGACATGAGTCCCAAATTTCTAGAGACTCAACTTTCTAATGCTAAAAAACTTTTACAACAAAAAGATGAGGAGGTGCCATTTTGACGCCGGAACAAGTAATTGATGAAATATATGATATCTACGGGGATATGTTCGAGATATGCCCCGAAGAACAACATTTAAGTTTGCTTGTTAGTATATTGACAAAGATGATAATGAAAAAGAACGAAGAAATCCATTATTTATATCAATGTGTTAAACCTCAAGGAGTCGTGAATGTCTAGAATCGAACTAATTCAAGGCTCCAAAGAATGGCTAGAGTATCGATCTAGCCATATTACAGCTACAGATATTGGAAGTATCATGGCGTTGAATCCGTTTAAGTCTGCTATTGCATTGTTTGAGGAAAAGATCGGCTTACGAGATGTTGTTATCACTGACAAAATGAAAGCAGGATCTGAAATGGAAAGTGTGGCTTTACAACAGTTTATCGAGGAAACAAAACTCAATGTAAAGCCGGCTGTACTTGTCTCTGACTCCCACCCATTTTTGATGGCTTCTGTTGATGGAATTAGCGATGATGGAAAGCATTTAGTTGAGATTAAATGCGGTAAACGGGCTTATAAAGAAGCGATCTTAGGAATCATAGCTTCTTACTACAATTCTCAAATGCAGGCACAATTATTCGTTTGTGAGCTAGATGAAATGTCGTTCTATTGTTTTAACGGAACTCATGGGATATTGCAGATAGTGCATAGAGATCAGGAATTCATCGATAAAATGCTGATTGCAGCAGAAAAGTTTTACGATAATCTGATAAATTTGCGTGAACCTGTTATTGAATGTGAAATTTTTAACTACTAATCACCCAAAAAGCAAGAACCCGCCAAAATTAGAAAGGGCTTGAAGTCCACCAATTATAGTATTTTTAGTTCCGCCTGATCCTGTGACATTGATATACGCTGTATTTGTTGCAGTCATCGGAACAATTACTGAAAAACTATCAACTAAAGTTCCGTTAGTTACATTGGGAGCTCCGAAACTTGACACATTATAAGTTGCTCCAGTTGTGACAAGTTGAGTTAAATATGTAGTTGCTACTGTCACTGAAGATGCCCAATAGATTGTTCCTGTAAAAATATAACGACCAGTTACAGGAGCTGTAAATGTAAATGTTCCGGTATTAAAAGAAGATCCCACATTTGCTACAGTTGAATTGAAAGCCACTGTATAAACTGTTCCATCGCCTGTTACGTTTCCTGTATTGGCTGAAAGATATGCCTGAAAATAAGGTTGAGCAGAATTTTGCAGTCTTCCGGTAGAGTCTATCGTAACTGTGGAATTATTAAAAAGAGCTGTTGAACCTGTTCCATTCCATGTTGCCACTGCTCTGTCTGTTGAACTTGCAGGTCCTGTTATTGCACTTGGTGCAGTTTGAAAAGTTGGTGCTGATCCGGATCCATTACTAGTTAGTAATTGTCCTGCAGTGCCTGTAGCAGTACTAGTAAGTACTCCGCTAGCATCAGAGTATATCACACCGTTTGTGGTCAAACTTGTATCAAAAAAGTGTCCACTGGTATTACTTCCTATTGTCATAAAATCCCTTTTTTAACAAAGCAGATATCCGCTGAATGTTGTAAATCCTGCTGTTCCTTCTACATCAATAACTTTTGTTGAACCATTCACAGTAATTGAAACGGTTGCTGTATTTGTAGCAGTCATAGACACAACAGCACAAAAACTGAACGCTAATTCTGTCTGAGAGAATGGGCTTTTATAGCTTCCAATAAAATACGATGTTCCTGTCGTCACTAAATTCGCTTCTATTCTTGAGTGACCTGCCAAATATCCGGATGTGTAGATTACACCGCATAATAGGTATTTTCCTGTCACCGGAGCTGTGAATGTTCCAGTACCTGTATTAAAATTACTGTTATTATCAAACGCTTCTGAATCGAATGCAATGGTATAAGTAGTTGCATCTCCTGTAACATTTAATACATCTGCCGACAAATAGGCTTGAAAACACGGCTGTACAGAGTTAGTATACCTTCCTGTAGAATCTATATTTGTCGTCGAGTTATTAAAAAGGGCTGTTCCACCTGTGCCATTCCACGTCGCAATTGCTCGATCTGTAGAACTACCTGGCCCAGTGACGTTTCCAGTAGCTAAAGCCTGATAGGTAGGTGCAGATCCAGCACCGTTACTTGTAAGAACATGAGTAGAAGTTCCCGCTGCTGTGCTAGCAAGTACACCGCTAGCTTGTGAATATACCACACCATTCGTCGTTAGGCTTGTGTCAAAAAAATGACCGCTTGTATTACTTCCTATTGTCATATTTTTCCTATAATAACGTTGCTAATGGTGTTTTAGTCGTGGTATTCACAGTAGAAGAGGCCCCAGCTCCATAGAATGCAATTAGCGCATATTGTAGTGTTCCTAACCCTGTAATCGCATTTGTGTTAGTGCTGAATACAGAACAACTGATGACGGGCAATGTTGCACCTGTACCAATTGAAATTGCACTTCCTGTACCCCCTTCGATTCTAGAGAAATATAGAAAGCTAGATCCGCTTCCTCCGATCGTTAGAGTTGTGGCATTTAAAACATTAAAAAAAGTATGTTCTGAAGAAAATGATCCTGTCCCGCTTGTTGTAACAGGGCAGTACATTGCACTAGAAGAAAAACTAACGTTTGCAGATGCGAACGTGGAGGCTGTTGTTGAATTCGTTGACGATAAAATAGAGTAGTAAACATTCACTGCGCCGGCTGTGTAAATAAAATATGTATTTGTGCCACAATTTCCATTGCATCTATAAAGTTGCAATCCAGCGTTAGCATTTGTGCAGTTGATAGCGTTTGCATTCGTTGCAGTGATAAAACAATTTATTAAATAAACAGTCGTTGCATTAGCTCCCGTCATCTGTAAAACATAATCACCGTTAGTTTTCAGGTTAATACCGCTGATTGCGTATGATCCCGTTGCTGTGACTGTCATTTTACCAAGAATTGTGACGTTAGGAGTATACGCGTCGCAATCGAATGCACAGAGGTTAATGCCTGGAGAAAGTGTTAAATTTTCTGTATATATTCCTGGTTGAATAAATATCGTTTGAGGTGCTACGGCTGCTGCTGCTGCTGTGATAGCAGACGAAATGGTTGTGTAATTTGCTCCATCTGCTGCACCGCCTGCGCTGACTATATAGCGTGCTGAATGATAATCGTTAGCAGGTCCAGTATTTGTAACTGTGATTGTACCTGGACCATTTGTAATAGATATTCCTGATCCAGCCGTAAGAGTATTGACGTCAATATGTGTTCCGCCAGCATTAACCGCTGTCCTTCCTATCCACAACTGACCATTGGAAATTAAACCATTAGATTCAGATGCTCCACCAGCTCCAGCAGTAGAAAAATCTGCATTTGTCGAATACATTATATCATTATCAAAACCGCTCATTAACTTACCCTCACGTAATATCCTACAACAGACCAATTTACAGTAAATCCAGCAGTTCCAGTAACTCTCAAAATTGCATTATTTCCCGAAACAACAATATCTGCTGTTCCAGGCATTAACGCCAAACTTTCGTTGTTAATCTTGTCTGGTGTTCCTACTAAAGATGACACTATACCAGTTGTTTGTACGGTACCAAAAAGACTATATCCAGCTCCAGCGGGTGTCGTTGACTCAAAAGCTGCAAAATTAGCTTCAATTACAAATACTGCAGGTGTTACACCTAAAGAAAAAGTTACTAGATTTGTTGTAACCGCTCCTATCGTAGAGGCTGTTCCCTGTAGACGATTTGTAAGCTGTACTGTTAAAGTATTGCTTCCAGATGAACCATCGGTTTGAATCCCATTAGCGTTATCTGTGGTAACATATCCACCTGAAACATTGAGAATATTCAGAGCTGGTATTGCAGGTGAATTTATATCAGTAACGTAATCAGTAGCTACTGATGGAGGAGATGGACCAGTTGATCGATCCTTATATATTTGGCTCATTTTTTCCTAGCTTGGATATACATTACTGATTCTAATACTACCACTAGTTCCTACTGATGCATTAGTTGAAAACTGCGTATTTATTGCCATGGAAAAAGTTGCAGCGGTTCCATGATTTGCTCGTAAGTCTAAAACAAAAGACTGTCCTGCCTCTAATGTCATCCAGGTGTTTGTATTATCTACTGAAATCGGAACCGAAACGTCAGACTGATTATCGAAAATAATGATTGCTGGATTTTTAGTAAGTGCAATACCAATATTTTGGTAAGCTCCATTAAATGTAGTTGCTAATCTAGATCTTTCAGTGTCAAAACCTACGTAAATACTAGAAATTGGACTAGTCATGAAACCTCACAATTTGATAAAGCTTCTTGTTCTTCTGTTTCTTTTTGTTGTTGTTTATGGGCTTCAACCATTCTATCTACCATCATACCCTTCAATTCCATAAGAAAGTCGTGAAATACTCCAATAGGCATATCATTGTCAACTAAAACTTTAACTTTTCCACAATCGCTATTGAACATTTGAACTGGTTTATTTTGCATTTTTACTCCTGTGCATATTTTCAAGTTTCTCTAGTTTTTTTATCCGTTGGACTCGAGAAATCTCGCCACTAAAGGAGCGAGATGAAGCGCGCCTCTTGTTTTTATTTCGTTTTCCATAATATACTACCTTTCTTGTCAGGCAAGCAAGGACTAGTTGCCTTAAAAACCTTAAGTTAATTGGCCCTCGGATTAGATGGCTTGGGAGTAATCCCTAGAAGCCTTCGCATTTATGCGAGGGAGTAATCACACTTGAACTGACTTTAATATTCATTAAATATTTTTTTTGCAATATCAACGTGAAATAGCAAGTCTCGTGTTTTTTCATATAACCTCCTGTGATTGGTGCCACAGAAGGTAATTAAATTAAATACTAGGTTTGCCTTACAATAAAATAATCAAATGTACTTACATCTGTTGCTACAGCAGCCCCAACAGCACTAAAAGATGCAATGACGAATGAAGCACCAGCACTAATCGTGGTAATTGGAAATCCTAAAGCTGGAGATCCGTTAAGCGCTGAACGTGTAACAAATATTCTATCACCAGCTGCTATATTGGTATTTGCAACTGTCACCGTACCTGCAATTAGGGTTGCTCTTCCGATAAAATCTGTAACAGCTCCACCATTCAATTGAAGTTGAGTTGCAACGTTTACAAGTGCTAAGTTACCAGAAACGTTTACTCCTCCAGATCCAGCTTTCAGAGCTAAACTAGCAGATCCTGTTTCTGTACCAACCGTAATCACGTTAGCTGCTGCGCCAGTTCCAAAATTCAAAGTCTTAACACCAGTATTTGCTGCGTAGTTAATTGTTTGAATTCCAGTACCTCCAAAGATAGTACCTGTACCTGTTTGTGCAGTTCCACCTATACTCAAGGTTCCGCTTGTTGTAGCTGCACCGATTGTATAGGTTGTAGTTGCTGCGCCATCTAGCGTGAAGTTGCCTGTTCCAGCTTTTAGAGAAAGGGATGCTGCGCCTGAAATCGAGCCGATTGTGACTAAGTTAGCTACAGCACCTGTAGCAATATTAACAACCTTAGCAGCTGTTGCGCCACCGGCGATGTTAACTGTTGTAGCCCCTTCACCTGCTCCGATTGCCACAATATTAATTCCAGAACTTGATCCTAATGTCATAGTTCCAGTCTGTGCAGTTCCACCAATAGCTATCGTTCCTGTTGTTGTAGAAGCTCCGATGGTATATGTACTTGCTGCGTTACCGTCTAAAGCAAAGTTACCAGTGCCGTTCAATAGAGTTAAACTTGATGCGCCGTTACTTGAGCCTATAGAAATAAGATTAGCTCCGGCCCCTGTCGCGAGTGTGACAGTTTTACCGCCGGTGGAATTGGCAATATTTATCGTTTGGGCCCCTGTACCTCCAGCTATGGTCATAGTGCCTGTATTGGCACCGGTACCACCAAAGTTTATGGTTCCGCTAGTTGTTGTAGGACCAAATGTGTAAGCTGTAGTAGCTGCACCATCAAGGCTAAAATTACCAGTTCCGGCTTTTAAAGTAAGAGATGCGGCACCTGAAGCCGAACCGATTGTCACTACGTTAGCAACCGCCCCGTCGGCAATTTTTACCACTTTAGCACTTGTTGCCCCTGTAGCGATGTTGACGGTTGTCGCGCCTTCACCAACTCCAAGAGACAGTATATTTGTACCAGAAGATGAACCAACTGTAATGGTTCCAGTCTGTGCAGTTCCGCCAACCGAGATAGTACCAGTTGTCATCCCTGTACCGACGTTTACAGCACCCGCTACTTGTACGGCAGCTATGGAAACGGTTGTCGCTCCAGATCCGCCGGCAATTATAAGAGCATTTGTACCTGAAGACGATCCGAGCGTCATAGTTCCAGTCTGTGCGGTTCCACCAACCGAGATAGTACCTGTAGTGGTTGCTGCGCCAACTGTATAAGTTGAAGTTGCAGCGCCATTAAGAGAAAAGTTACCAGTGCCGACAAGGAGTGAGATTGAAGAAGTTGATGAAACACTACCTAGGGTCAACACATTAGAAACCGCTCCGGTTCCTATATTAACGGCTTTAGCTGAACCAGCTCCGCCGGCGATATTTACGGTTGTCGCCCCTGTCCCCGCGCCAACTGCCACAATATTTGTGCCTGAAGACGATCCGATCGTCATGGTGCCTGTTTGTGCAGTTCCGCCTACGGTGATAGTGCCTGTAGTTGTTGCAGCTCCTATCGCGTAAGTCGATGTTGCAGCGCCATTAAGAGCAAAGTTACCTGTTCCTACGTTGATATTTACAGCCGCAGCACCGCCGGTATTCCCGATTGTAGTTACGATGCCACTACCATTACCGATAGTTGTTGTATTGTTTGAAGTAAGAGTTGTGAATGCACCTGCTGCTGGAGTTGTGCCACCAATTGCGGGTGGGGCTGCAAATACATCTGCTAGGTTTGATGGTGTAACTAATAAAGCAAGTGCGGGTGTTGACGGGGTACCTGCAACAGCTTCTGCATTTGTTGCAAGTTGACCAATACCTGCTACTGTATCAGTAGCCACAGGAGCACCGGCGATTGCCAAAGCATCAGCGTAAAACTTTGTAGCCACAGGATATAAGATTGAAGATGTTCCTTCAGTAATAAAAACTACACCCTCGACAGCAGCTGTAGCAGATGGGACAAGATCGCCAACGGCACTTGCAAGAGTTGCAGGACTAATGTAAAGCTCTTGGCTATCTCCTGCTGCTGCTTCTACAGAATTAGCCGCTCTTGTAGATCCTGTTAACGATTGATTTGATTGGCTTCCAGTGTAACTGGTAGAACGGGCAAATTTTCCCACGTAGACCTCTTTTTAAATTTTAAATCTCAATGTACAACTTTGTCTTGCAACATCCTAATAAATACTAGATAGTCAGACACAATCACATATAATTGAATAATATAATTTAAATTTGGTTTCTTAAGTGAATAATAATAAGAAATTTAGAACAACAACGTTTCAGATAACCGAACATCAACACACTCAACTAAAAACGATGTGTATCCTAACACACAAAAGCATGGGCGAATTTATACGGTTAGCTATCCACGATAAAATTGAGCAGTTGAAAAAAAATAAAAACACCCAATCTTTATAATTGAAATTCGTCTATTTGGTATAATAATATAGAAAAGGGGAAATTGATGTTATATTATATGATTGCTATACCGATATGTTTAGTATTTTCATTTTTTGGAATGTTATTTTTAGCTTGGACAGATTAATCTTTAATTAAAAAACTCCAATCTTCATTTGGGTGCTTTCTGTCTAAATATTCCTTAACCTGATTGACTGATTGAGTCATTCCTTTTAGAGAACTTTGATTAAAATTTTTCACTAATTTTGTAGCCACATTTTGAAAATAAGGATTAATTAACATCTCTCTTCCTAAAACTCTCATTGCATGTTCTGAAGCTAACCCGCTTAATATAAAAGGATTACCAGAAACTAAAGAAATTGCTGCCCCAGGAATTGCTAAAACTTCCGCCTTACTTATAAAAGAGTCTATAATATCAGGCTTCAATCTTTTTGAGATTTGAGCATATTTTGAATATAATTGATTCGTCATCTCAAAATCTTTAGCAATCTGTGGAGAAACTTTTTGCAAAGATTCAAGAATGGGTTTTTTTAATTGCGCAAGAGCTTTTTTCCCACCCTGAATGCTATTCCATTTAACAGATTTATTAATATCCTGCCAAAAATTTACAAGATGTTCAGGCGTTATTTGAGAGTTAGATAAATTTTTTACAGAAGTTTCTATAAATTTTATAGCTGCTTCTTTATCTGGGGAGGGGGCTAATGTTTTGGATAAATTACCTCTAATTTGGTTAAATTCGTCAATAAGATTAGATCTCTCAACTATAGGTATTGCACGACCTGCTTCAGGACTAGATTTTATAGTCTCATATGAATCTCCCAACTTCTCTTTGATATTTGCAAAAAGTTTTTTTGTTTTAGGTCCTTTACGTGAAACTTTGGATAAAAGTTCAGCTTTATTTTCACTTTGGATTAGAGGGGTAATGAGTTTGTCATCTAATCCAATTTTTCTTCCAGCATCTACAATTTCTTTTGTTTTTTTTGTTGGAATAAGCTTTTTAGAAATACCGCTTGGTAGCAATGCTCCGCCTATTTCTACACCTGTTGCTAATCCTTCAGGTCCTCCAGCTTCTCTGATACCTTGACCAAACAAACCAGAAGCACCTAAACTAAGTAATGCTTTTGCTCCACCACCCGTCGCAAGCCCTTCTCCTGCAAATTCAGCACCGCGCCCAGCAATCCTTCCAGATGGAGTTTTTCCTTCTCCTATTCCAGTAAATTTTTCTATACCCGATGATATTTCTTTTGATGTTGGCAACCGACTCAAAGAAGGTGTTACATCTTCATCAGATAACAACATCAATTCCCCATATGAAGGAACTTCACCCTTATTTATCCTATCTAAAATTTCAGATTGAATCGAATTTATAGCTTGTTGACCTGGTAAAGTTTCTCCTTCTTTTAATTGAAGGCCAAAAGTATCTAATATGTTTCCATAAGCCCCACCAATTCCAGATATTCCTTTTGAGACTACCTGCTCACCAATATCTCTTACTGTGTCTAAGAAATTAAAATTATCATTTTTTTTTGCTTCTAATTTCTTTGACATTCTTTCAAAAATATTAGCATTAGGTTCTAAATCTAAACCTTCAGGATATTGTTGAGATGTATCTATGATGTTTTCAAAATTTGAATAATCATTATTCTTAGCTAATCTATTAAAAATATTATTGCTATTACTCAAAGGTATACCCTAGTTTTTTCGCTTCTGCCTCTGCTTTCTTTATATCATTGTTAAATCTTATCAATAGCGATTGAGCTACCACTTCAGACACGGGAGTTCCCGGAGTCACATTATGAAATGATTTTGACTCTTTATCTTCAATGGATGCGATTGCTCTCAAATCATTGTATAATTCATTTTGCTTTTCAGAGGCATATTTAGATAGTCGCTCTTGTACTATTGGACCTAACTTTGATAGGGATTTTAAATCGCCATTTTGTTCAAATTCATCTGACAATTCATTTGTAATCCTAATGCGCTCACGATCAAGGTCTAATTCATTATTTAAAGCACGAGTTACAGATAAGTTTGCTGCTATAGATCTACCAAGTTTTGGCATCATATCAGCAATTTGTTGTTCGATCCATTGGTTCGGTCTTGCTCCAGCTCTTGAAATATTTCCTAAGAAAAATTCTTTACCAGCTGTCTTAAAAACTGCTCCTTCAGGTGATCTAAGACCTTCAATCCCTGTTTTTTCAGCTAAATTATCCAATGTAAAAAAAGATAAGTCCTTGTTAGCTAACGCATTATTCATTAAATTTAAGGAAGATTCTTTTAAAGGTAGTTTTTCAGCTATATTGTCTGCATTTTCCAAAACTTTGTCTGCTCGTTTTGTTGCCCTATCGAACGCTTTTTCATCTTTTCTAGTAATTAGCTTATTT